TCTAGCATATACATTGCCAGCCACTGCACTAATATTGCCGGTCGTGGATGAAATACCAGTACCCGCCGTGACCGTCGTGCCCGCCGTCACGGACAAACCCGCATTCACTAAACCGTTCGTAATCACCGGCGCGCCCGCATCCGGCGGAGCGCCCGTCACCGCATCGACGCCATTCAGGAAAAAGTTTGGTGTATTCGTACTGTAGGACGCAAACACGGCGGCATTCGGATCAATGTAACCGTTCCACAGTTTAATATTATCATAGACGCTCACCATTGGCGTACGGACACCGGAATGAACGCCAGGAAATAGTTTCTTACCCGTCTCGCGGAGAACGCGCTTCGCCGGACAATCACTACCGGAAGCCGCCGCTCCGGAAGGCGATGACGTACTGAACGCTACGAGTTGTCCAGGCGTGACAATCACACCATACGCGTCCCGCACCGGAGGAACGTAAGTGAAAATAGAGGCCTGGAAAGGCGTCGAAGAAATGTACGACCGTTTGCTGGAATCGGGAACTGACGGATTGGCTACGCTCGCAATGGACGACATTTATATTAAGGGGGCTGGAAAAATTTGAATACTCCACTTCCTTGGCTCCATTGTACGGCACAATGCTATCCAATACAACGGTGAGTCTATGCGGAATTCACAATTCTGAAACGCTTCTTTCCTTTCTTTCTTTTCATAATGTTCAAGTGAAAACCTGGACTCCCAACATTTCCGCACTCATCATTGGTGAGAACGCGACGGCGAACTGGAAATATGCGGAAGCGGTTCGCCGCGGCATTCGTATTCTTACGGTAGCCGAAGCCATGCCCTCCGCCGAATCCGATTTATGGGTGACGAAATACGCTCCACGGACTCTCGGAGATGTAATCGGACACGCCGACGCAATCCGAACGCTAATGACGTGGCTCAATGCTTGGACAGTCACCACTACGCCACGCGCCGCTCTTATCACCGGACCGCCTGGCATAGGAAAAACTACGCTCGCGCATCTTATCGCCGCAGCCTGCGACTACGGAGTTGTAGAACTCAATGCGAGCAATGAGCGCTCGGCGACGGCAGTGAGTCGGTGGTTTGAGGAAGCGTCGCGCGCGGGTTTTATAGGTCGTCGTCGCGTCGTCATTATGGACGAAGTCGATGGTATGAGTAGTGGCGACCGGGGAGGCATCGGCGAACTCGCGCGTATTATTCGTAAATGCGCGTTTCCTATGATTTGTATCGGTAACGAACGAACCGCTCCGAAAATGCGTCCGCTCGTCTCGTGTTGTCTTGATGTACGTTGCGCGCGACCACCACGTAGTAGTATCGCGAAACGTCTGATGACCTCGGTTATTCTTCCGGCCAAACTCAACTATACGCAGACACAATTGGAAGACCTCTGCGAACGCAACGGCAATGATATTCGGCAAATTCTGAACTTCCTACAATTCGATGTACGTTCCGGTGGAACGAAGGATGAACTTCTACGCGTCGATCCGTTCTCGGCGACGGGACGGCTCTTTGGCGCCTCCTGCTACAGCACTCTCGATCAGCGTCTCGGACTGGTCTTTGTTGATTTTGGACTTATTCCGCTTATGGTCGCCGAAGGCTACATTGCCGCCGCCGGTAAAAAGGTCTTTGGTAGTCTAGAACGTTGCGTATCGGCAGGTATGTATCTTGGTTCCTACGATATCATGGACCGTACGTTGCGACGTACTATGAATTGGGGACTTTTACCCAGTACCTTGATGAATATCGTTGGAGCCGCTGCGGCAGCGGACGGACCCGCTCCGTTCCAAATCTTTCCTTCGTGGCTCGGTAAAAACTCGAAACGTCTCAAACATCGGCGTATGCTGACCACTCTACGTCGCAACGGATGTTTTGGTTCGGATATGGATTTACTGGAGTCGCGTTCCTTGTTGCGTACGCGACTCTTTCGGCACACGGATGCCGTGGATGTTGTGAATGATCTTGTATCACTCGGACTGACGCGCGACGATATGCTCGATACACTTATCGATACCGCCTTTTCGGACGAAACTATCGTACTCGATACAAAACTCAAGGCGGGAATCACACGCGAGTGGAAAAAACGCGGTGTCGATACTACGCGCGTCTCTGCGGATGTATCGGACGACGACGATGACGACGACGAAGTTCCTATTGAGATAGAGTAATCGTCACAAAAATTGAACTGGTGTATCTTTTTGAGTCTATTCAGTACAATGTCCGATACTGTTCTAGACGCGTTGCTACTTACGCAGAAACAGGCGATTCTGGAGAAGAATACAGAGTTTGAATCTCTGTGGGACAAAACGCTCCAAGAATTTCTAGGCTCGATTGATACTGCGGGGATTGCGAAGAAATTCAATGAGATTGTAAAACTCGATCCGTTTGTGACTTCGGTTTCGCATACCTTACAAATGTCTTTGGACGGTATTCTCGCGAAGAAAACGTCGTATTTACACCACGGCGCAATCTACTATGAGAATCCTGTAACGAATATACCGGTCTGTTCATTTATTACGGCGAATCCTCGCACTGGAGCACCGTATCGCGTTACCCATTCCTGCGTAACGGGGAATGAAAACTCCGACTTTGACGAGTACATTCTAGGAAAAATGGCGCCTGTCCGCGTATTGCTACGTACAGCTTTCCCTAAAGCGAATATTCGCGTAAGCATCGATCATTGTGCGGTGGAAAGTGTCATAGATATCCAGATATCCTACTCGCTCGAACAATGGATTGACAAACTACCTGTTCTCTCCGAGCGCGTTGCGTATGATGATTTTATTCAGTGGTAAAAATTACGTTGATAGAAAATTTATCAATGTAAATCATTCGAACGTTTTTTCAAGATTTACATCATCTTGAAACCGCCGGCGAGCTGAGAACCCAGCGCTAATCCAGAACCCTGGCGCGCAGTAAGGCCGATGCTAGGGGACAGCAGGTCCAGGATAGCAAACACAACCGCGGCGACCGTGGCTACGACCACGATCTCCTCAACATTCGGGACCTTGCGGGGGATGATGACCATCGCCACCGCGACGGCGAGACCCTCCAGGAAATACTTGATGGCACGCGTCAGGAGTTCGCTGGCAGAGAAACCGTCCATTTGTCTTATATTCGGGGGTTTGATTTTTTTCTTGGAAGTGCGTTACAATCTAAAGATTGGAATACCTGGAGAATTAGAAACAATGTCTGCTCCTGACGAAAAAAAGGAGGTATATCTCGAGGCAGATAAGGAAATTCCGGGACAACATTATGTTGCGCTAAGTTTTCTGAGCCCCAATAAGGTCCTGAAAAACAAGGATATCTTTTTCTTCTGCGAATTTCTGAAAGATTATGAGATTCAGTACAAAATCCGGGCTACGGAATCCTTCGTCATGAAGCAAGCGACGAAAGTTCAGGAGTCTGCGTCGCGCGTACAGGATGTTCTTGAGAATATGATTCTGCGTAAAGATACAGTAAGCGCAGAGGATCTAAGCGGTGCGCTCGCGACGGTCAAGGATATGCGCGCAAGTCTCACGCGCGATGTCGCCGCCGATTTGGAAGCCCACGTCAAGTCGGAGATGACTGATTTTAAGACGACTACGATTCAAGAGGCCTACGAGACTTTCCTCTTCAAACACCGCAAACGTCTCGAGGAGGAATTTTTCACGGCAAACGACTTCCGTACTACGGTTCAGGGTCTCAAGGTTCGCGGTGTATATGATACATACGCGGAAGCTCTCGGACGCGCGAAGACACTACAGAAGATCGATCCGTCCTTCAACGTCTATGTTGGTCAGGTCGGTTTCTGGCTACCGTGGGATCCGGAGCCTCAGGAGGTTCAGGACCAGGAGTACGCCGACGACCAGCTCAATCAACTCATGAAGAAATACAAGGAGAACGAGTCGCAGCGCGACGAGTACTATGCGCAAACGAAGAAAGAGCGCCTAGCAGGCAATAAAGTACGCGGAAATACGTCGGTTATCGGAGGCGCGGGTTCTGACTCAGTAGGCGCACCAAGCGATATGTTCGCAGGCGAGGATCTAGCGATTGCGCGGAAACGCGAACGCGCATCAGCCTCGACTTGATAAAAAATGAACACTCTTTCACATACATGGTGATATGTATCAACATGTACGTACTCTACATCAAGACCGATTTGAAAGAACTCTATACCGCGGCCGCCAAAACCTATCTCGCAAAGCCTTACGATCAGCGGGATGCCGGATTCGATCTCGTATGTGAAGCGTGTATCGTAGGCGATAGCGTATTGAAGATTCATCAGAAAGCCTCCGCCGCGCTCTTTGATACGCGACTGAAACAATTTCGCGCCTACTGGATGCTACCTCGCTCGTCGATTTCGAAAACTCCGTTGCGACTCGCAAATTCCGTCGGACTGATTGACGCCGGCTACCGCGGTCCTCTCCTAGCCGCGGTTGATAATACTAGTGACTCTTGCTGGGATGTAGAGATGGGTACCCGTCTCTTCCAATTATCTTCACCGGATCTACTTCCCTTTGACGATATCCAAATTGTCGATGAAATCCCAGGTGGCGAGACCCTACGCGGATCGGGAGGATTTGGAAGTACAGGTGTAAATTACATCGTCTAATTTCTGTGAAAAAATGAGTCGCTCAAAAATGTACGGCTTCAGAGGCAATGGATATCCTTGAATATGCGATCGGATTCGGCGGCTGGACGGCCGTAATTTCTCTCGTATTCCTCTATAATTACGGCAACGTGTATCCGGTAACGATTGTATTTACTCCCGTTATCACCATATGTTTAACTTACGTTGTTCTCCAACTATGCCGATGGATATTTCTCTTCTTACTATGGTGCGTACAACAAATGTTCCGCGCGGAAATCTTGCTGTCATCGCTCTTTATATTTACAATGGGCATTCTACTCTACACAGTTCGCGCAACACTCGTAATTATCGAGGAGGTGGACTAAATTATTTACAGAATGTAAGGAACGATGAAACGAAATTCCTTTTTGCTTTATATTCTTCTCGCCGTTGTAATCATTTCGTGCTGTGTATATTTTTATCCTGCTCCGTACAATCTTCCAAAAATCATTTGGATGTATTGGGATACGCCCGATGTACCGCTAATTATTCAACAAATTCATACTTACAATATTCCGAATCTGAAAGGATGGGATGTTCGGTTTCTGAATAAAACCCTACTTCCTAATTTTATCGATGAATACGAATATCCGAAACACTACAATACTCTGAAACCCCAACATCAGGCCGATTGGATACGTTTAAATTTATTATCCAAATACGGCGGTGTATGGATGGACGCATCGATTCTAGTGAATGATCCAGAGGCTCTGAATCGCCTACATAGTCGGAGTCTGGAACGACAAAGCCATATGACGGGATTTAGTTTCCATAACACGAATCCTCACTGTACTTCCAACAGAAATCTATCATTGTATATTGAAAATTGGTTTATTATGGCTCCTACTAACAGCATCATAATACGTGAATGGTTCAAAGAATATCATGAGGCCGTGACGATAGGCTTTTTAGCGTATAAACGACGTTTAACCGCTGAAAATATTGACCTTCATTTGGTGTGGGATTCCCATGTCGATACTGATGTATATTTAACCCAACACGCCTGCGTACAATACATTCTACAGAAGAAATTATCGACGATTCCGCCTATGATTATCAATCCGGCCGAGCACGATATGTTAAAGGATATATGTGGTATGGAGAATCGTATGAAATGTTTACGCGATCATCCTGAAGAAGCCCGAAAAACACCGTATATTAAACTCGTCCGCTCCGATCGGACAAATGGTGTAGATATTTCGCCGTTTTTTTCTAATTAGTATTTTTTGACTTGTACAACCGGTCCTTTGCGCTCGACGGTTCCCGCCGTCAGTGTCGGTCCCGTTTCTCCCGCCGCCTCGGCGAGTTCTTTCTGTCGCTCGTATTCTGCGGATTTAATCCAATGCTCGCGTGATCCGATTTTAAAATCCGGATGCGGTGTAGCCTTGTACCAAAAAACGCAATCCTCAATACGATTCGTTTTTGCGCCGTTATGAATCACTAAGCACTCGTAATTTTCGGTACATTGGTCCATAATTTGACAAAACAATTCAAACGTTGGAAAAATACCCGCGAATTGATCGTAAATACGTTTCCGCGCGCTCACCTGATTTTCGCGTAGAATAAATACGTAATCCACCTGTCCTCGTAGCACCGGCGGAATACCCATCACATACTGGAGAGCTAAAATATATAACAGTCCGTAATGCCGACCGTTCATAAATAACGAGCGTATATATTTATCATTGATCCATTTATTATCGTACATACAGTCGTCCATAATAATAAACGCACGGCGATCCAGTGCCGATGTACCGCGAGTCTCTTTTTCTTTACGAATTTGCTTCGTAATCGCATCTTGGCGTTTCAGTACGTTACTAATGATATTTGTATTGAACTCTTCGTGGATAAATAAACTAGGTACGATGGTTGAATAAAATGCATTCGCGCCTTCTGTACCGGAAATCACGGTTCCAATCGGAAACCGCTGTTTATGCCACGCAAGATCTTTAATCAAATAAGATTTACCAGTACCGCGGCGGCCG